TGACGACCTTCGAGGCGACCTGCGCCAGCAGGCCCCCGACGAACTCCCATGCCGCGTCGGCCTCGGCGGTGTCCGGGACGATCGCGCGGATCACGTCCTCGAGACCACCGGCGAGGGTGGTGGACACCCGGGCGGCCTCCGCCCCGGTCCAGGACGTCTTCACATGGACGGTGATGTCACCGAGGGTGGCGGGAGTCGTCTCGTGGTCGGACGGGCGTTCCAGCACCTTGAGCAGGTCGAACGGTTCCCGGTCATCGGTGTCCGGGGTCGCGGTTGTCTTCGTGGTCATTGTGGCGGGGTCCTTTCACGAGGGGGCGGGGTCAGCTGTGGTCGAGAAGAGGGCCCGGGGCGACCCCGCCAGGGATTCCCCGGGCCCGGCGCGCCGCCGGTGGTGGCGCGGTCGGGTGGTGCTACTCGCCGCCCTCTGCGGGGGCGGCGGCGTCCTCGAGCGTCTTGATGCGGGCGAGGGCGGCGTCAAGGTCGGTCTTCTTCGCCAGGCCGGTGATATCCGGGATGGTGGGCTTGCCGGTGATGTCGGCCCAGGCGGGCTTCCAGTCGCCGGCCTTGGCGTCGGTGGCGGTGGTGCCGATCTTGAGGTTGCTGGACCCGGTGCCAGCGCCGATGGCGGTACGTGCCGCGGCGGCGTCCTTGGCGGTGAGGACCTTGCGTCCGGTGTCGGTGGCGTCGGTGATGGACGCGGCGGTGACCTCGCCACCGCCTGCACCCCCACCGTCGGTCTCGATGGCGTTGACGCGGGCGGAGAGGTCCGCGATGGCGTTCTCGCCCTTGTTGAGGTTGTCGGCCTCGATGTTCGGCTCGTTATTGTTGACGTAGACCGTGGGCTTGTAGATGTCAGCCATGATCTTCCTTTCCCGGGATCACTTCCCGTTGCTGGGCTTGAGTGTTTTCGAGGGGTAGAGCCCCGGACGGGGAACTAGCCCTCGACCGGGGCCGGGGTTTCCCCCGGGTCAACAACCTCGATTCCCTCGGCGGGCTTGGTGATGGTGAAGGGTCGGGGGATGGAGAGGTAGTTGAACTTGAAGGTCCACCCGTCGAGGTCGGTGCCGTTGAAGCGGCCGAAGGCGGCGGGCTCGGCGAGCTTGGCTCGGGCGATGTAGATGCCCTTGACCTTGGAGCCGCGGCGGAAGAGGTAGGTGAGGGCGATGACCTCCTCGTCGCCCATGACCTCCTCGTAGAGGGCGCCGTTCTTGACGATGTGGCCGCCACGGAGGCGGGTCTTGGTGGTGGCGGCGTTGTCGTCGACGGCGATGAAGGAGCCGGTGTCCTTGCGGATGTCGTCGTAGGAGTCGTAGATGCCGCCGCGGTAGTTCCAGATGGTCTTGTCGTTGGCCTTCTGCTCCGGGGCGAAGTCGACGCCGGCCTCGATGCCGCCGAACGGCTCCCAGGTGACCTCTCCGTCGCCGTCGATGCCGGGGGACTTGAGGGGGTTCTTGGCGTCCGGGGAGAAGTCCTCGACCTTGGACAGGTTCGGGATGGGGGTGTTCTCGGGGGCGCGGAAGGCGTCGCCGTCGAGCCAGATCTGTGCTGCCTCGGGGTTAGCGAAGTTGGACATGATCGCTCCTTTCTAGAGCGTGTCGGGGGGTACCACCGTCATCTGGACGGTGATCGTGCAGGTGTAGAGCGGGTGGGTCGCGTCCCGGTCGGAGCCGACCTCGGAGACCGGGCCCTCGGTCCAGGACGCGCGCCACGCCGCCCCTCGGAACTCCCGGCTCCGGGAGAAGTCGAGGATGGTCGCGGCGCGGGCGACGATGTCCCAGGCGGCTTCGTCGGGGTCCTTCCCGGCGTGCGGGCCAGACTCCGGGGCGTAGTTGTCCGGGACGACGGCGATGACCTGGATGGCGGGGTTGCGCAGCTGCGCATCCTCGCCGTCCTGCCACATCGACCGGATCAGGACCGCCGGTGCGGTCAGCTCGGAGGGCAGGTCACGGGTCGTGACCGTGCCCCCGTCGAGCAGGCTCACGAACTCCTCCTCGTCGAGCAGGAGGCGACGGACAGGGATGAGCATGTACGGCAGCGGCCCCTTCATCGGCGCCTCCGTCTACTCCGCCGGGTCATGCCGCGGGGCATCATGCCCCGGTACTCCCCGGCGCGCATGGCGGCGTCGGTGAGGGCGGCGTGGGGCGGAGTGTCGCTGGTGCCGTACTCCTTGTGGATGGCGGTGGGGTCGGTGTCGATGATGGAGACCCGGCTGCCGGAGTGGGCGACGCTGATTCCGCCTCGGTAGGCGCCGGTGAGGACCGGGGCTGCGGCCCTGGCTTGGCCGGCGGCTTCGTTGGCGATCTTCAGCAGGCCCTTCTGGGAGTGCTGCCGTGCTTCCTGGCGGGCCTGCTGGTCGAAGATGGTCAGTCGGGCGGATGCGGGCACGGTGGTTTCACCTCCTACGGGGTGGTGGTCTGGGTGCTGCGGGTGACGATGATGACCGTGTAGGGGCATGGTCGGCGTGGGGTGGTGCGGGGGATCGCGGGGGCGTCGGCGACCCAGCGGCGTCCGTCTCCTGCGACGAAGACGGTGCCCTGGGGGTACCGGTGTTCGCCTGCGAGGAGGAGGAGTCGCTGCTGGATCGTCGCGGTCTTGCCGGAACCGATGTCGGCGGTGGCCTGCGCGGCGTCAGGATCACGTCGCTGCAGGAGGCCGGGGACGGGGTCGCCTGGGGTGAGGATGTCCCGGTGGTTTCCGGTGTCGGGGTTGGTGACCCGGCGGGCGACCATCGGGGCGTAAGCCTCCGAGCAGCGGGCGGCGAAAGCCTCAGGGGTCATTGCTGCCCCCTGGTCCGCCATCCGTTGATCGTCCACGCGCCCTGGTTTCCGTCGGTGGTGCCGTCGATGCCGATGTCGGCGAGCTCGTCGTCGGTGAAGAAGACGCCGCGCTCGGACTGGCTGGTGTCGAACTCAGTGGTGGCCTCTGGCCATCCCTCGCTGCGGACCCGCCAGCCGATGCGGTCGTCCTCGACGGCGCGGTAGACCGCCTCCACGAGCACGTCGCCGACCGCCAGGGCGTCGACCTGTCCCGTGGCCACGCGAGTGTCCAGGGTGGGGTCGAGTCGCCTCAGGCGGGTGTGGGCGGTGCGCAGGAAGCGGGCGACCTTGCGGCCCTCCGACTCCCCCAGTGCGATGCCTCCGAGCCGGTCGGCGACATCTTCGCCGGTGGCATAGACGGGCAGATCAGCCGGGTCGGTCGGGTCGGTCGGTGTGGTCATGGACTCACCTCCTATCCCCGGGACTGCTCCCAGGCGGTGATCAGCTCGTCACGGGATGCGCCGTCGGCGACGGTGATCCCCTGGTCGGCGAGGAACGCCGCCCAGACCGCGCGCGGCGCGTTGCGCTTCGGCGAGGCCGGGGCCGACCTATCGTCGGCGGCGGCCTCACTGTCGGCGGTGTCCTGCGCGGCGGGATCCTGGTCCCCGTCGACGGTCTCTTCCTCCGGTGCGTCCTGCTGATTGTCCGGTTCCGGGCTCTCCGTGACGGTGTCCGTGTCGCCGATGGTGTAGCCCTGCCTGATGTAGTACGGCAGGTTCCGCTCGGAGGCGTCATCACAGACGCCGCGGTAGAAGACGTCCTCGTTGATCCGTCCGTTGAAGCGCCGGTTCGGCGCGGTGACTCGGATCCTCATGGGGGCTACCGAACCTTGACGTTGCGCAGCACGGCGGCCGCCTTCGTCGCCTTGAGGGCGACGGCGACCGGGCCGAGCTCGACCTCGCCGCGCTTGACCGCGCCGGAGGTAGTGAAGTCCGGCAGCCAGGAGTGCACGAGCTCACCGGTGGTGGTCGTGACTCCGTGGAAGCCGTCGAGGCCGATGCGGACCGCGTAGAGGGACGTGGTGCCCTTCTCTGCGTCGATCGGGATGATCGGGTCGTTGGTGCCGGCCTTGTTGCCCGGGTCGACGAAGGTGACTCCGCCGTAGGACTCGCGCTCGATCGGCCGGCCGCCGGCGCCGACGAGGTCCTCGACCGGGTCCTTGGTGTACTGGCCGGCGCGGCGGGCGGCGGCGCGGACGCGGGCGAGGGTGGCCTTGTTGCCGAGGATGACGGTCGGGGTGCCGTCGAGGTTGCCGAGGAACTCGTCGATGACGTCGAGGGCCTTGTGCTCGGCCCGGGTGTCGGTGTCGAAGTCGGACCAGTCGACGGTGTCGTCGGCGCCGATCTCGGTGTCGGAGCCGAGGAGGGCCTTGTCGAGTCCGTCGAAGCCGTTGGCGTCGACGGCGGTGTCGCCGTTGATCACGGCGTCAGCGAACGCGGTGTTCGCGGCCTTGATCTTCTGGCCCATCTGCAGGGTGACCTCGTTGGAGGCTGCCGGGCCGAGGTTGGCGAGGACGCGGTCGATCTTGAACGCGCCACCGAGGACCGCGAGGTCGACGGAGAAGCGGGCGGTGGTGACGTTGGAGTCCGCGTACTCGGAGTTGATCGCGCGGAATGCAGCGTCGGCCTGGGTGACCAGGCGGCGGTAGCCGTAGGTCATCGTCGCGCCGCCCTGGGCGGGGTTGACCGCGGTGTCGAAGATCATCGCGTCGAGGAGAGAGGAGGACTTCCGGAACTCGTCGATGACGGCCGGGTCGTAGTCCTCCTGGGTGTTTAGCTTGGCGTCAGCCAGGGTGATGGCCATGGGGATGGTCCTTTCTGGTGGTGGCTACCGGCTGGTGCCGGTGCCGTAGTGGGCGGACAGGGCGTCCGCGAGGGAGTGGTGGGTCATCGGGCCGGAAGAGCCCTTGCCCTGTGACGGATCCACCGCAGACCGGTCGAAGCCGAGGGACTCCGCCATGGCCTTGGCGTCCGCCGCGAGCTCTTCCTTCGTCTCGCCGCGGAGCCGGTCAGCCATGGCCGGCGGGAGCTTCGCCGCCGCCGCCGCTTCCGCCACGAGCTTCTCGCGGTTGAGGGCGGCGACTTTCGCCTCCGCGTCCTCGGCGCGCTTGACCGCGGAGTCCCGGTCGGCGGCGATCTTCTCCTGCTCGGTCATCTGCTCGCGCTCGTGCGCGGCGATCTTCTCCTGCAGGGCGTCACGCTCGGCGGTGATCTTCGCCAGGAGGTCGGCAGTGCCGTCCTCGCCAGCGTCGTCACCGTCGCTGCCGTCTCCGGCGTCCTCGCCGCCGGAGGGCGGGTCGGTGCCGGAGTCCTCCCCCGAGTGATCCTCGGAGGAGGGGGCGGGGTCAGCGCCCGGCGCGCCGACGGCGGGGCTGCCGGCGTTGTCGGAGGAGTCGGGCTCGACGATGAAGCGGAGCCAGGGGCGGTGGTTTCGCAGGTTGTTGGGCATGGTGTGGTCCTTCCTGCCCTCGTTCGGGCATGAGAAAACCCCGCCCACCGCGAGGTGCGGTGTCGGGGCTGTGTTCGGGTTGTGTGAGGTTAGGCGGCGGTATCCATGTCGGAGGGCTTGAAGAACTTGAGGGCGATGTAGTCTTCACAGACCTGTTCCGCTTCTTCCCTGGAATCACCGAGCTGGTCCATCCATGCCTGGATGAACTCTTCGCGCGTGGCGTTTCGGTTGCTGGTCGGGAAGATCATGGGTCCATTCTAGAGCGATTCCAGGAACTCCTTCAATGCCGGCCGCACGAACTCGTCGAAGTCGTCGTCGGGCCACTGCTGCAGGCCGTCCATCCCCTCACCTCCTCGGTGGAAGTCGATCGTGTTGACCACCTTCGGGGACTTCGATTCCGTGGCCACATACTGGGCGAAGGCTCGGGCGAACACTTCCCGGTCCTGGAGCAGGTACCGCTTGTGAATCGGGTCCGTGAGGCTCTTCTGTGGGTGGTCTTCCAGGGCTCGCACCGTCTCTGACCGCTTGATCTGGTCTAGAGCCTTCGTGTATTTCGTACGTCCGGCTTGATCCAGGTCTCTGTCGAGCAGGTGGCCGAGTTCGTGGATGATGGTCGCTTCCTGTCCTTGGAGCGTCGGGTTGACCTCGATGACTCTGGTGTCCAGGTTCGTTGATGCCCTCACCGTGCTTTCCTGTGCGGGGGTCCCGAAGCGGTCCTTCTTGAACAGGACGATCTCGGAGACAGGAATGCTGACGTGATCCGGCAGCACATCCCGGACCATCGTGCTGGCGCGGCTCGTTGCCTTCGCCAACTGTCCTGGTGATGTGGTGACGCGCTCACGGTAGTCCCGGGTGCCTCGGGCGTCGGCGGCCCGACTTGGCGTGGTGTCGATGACCGTCGGAGGTGACCGGTGGTTGACCCGCTGCCGCTTCTTCACCACCTCCGCCGGAGCGCCCCGGCGGATCAGTCTCTGCCCGGCGCGGGCCTTGGCTGCCTGGACTTCGGCGTCCCGCAGGCGGAGCCCGGAGAGGTTCGGGCTGGTGTCGTCGAGGTAGCCGTTGGCGTGGAGCATGGCGAGCGCCTGGTCCCGGTCGCCGCCGGCGATGCGGTAGATCTCCTCGGGCATGAGGCGGCGGCGTTGGGTCTCGCGGTAGCGGCGTCCCTGCTTGGTGAGCTTCGTGTCGTACTGCTGGCGGAGGTACTGAGAGGCCCACCCGCGTGAGGTGGTGGACTCGTAGGTGACCTTGCGGGTGGTTCCGAACCGGTCAACGGCGGAGGCCATTCCGCGGCGGGCGTTGACGACCTGCGCGGGGTCTGCGCCGTCGCGGATCGCTTCCGCCCCGGCCTTGGTGAAGATCTTGTTCTGCTGGGCTTCCGGGAGGGAGTGGAAGTACTCGCGGGTGTCGAACACCCAGCCGTCGAGGGATGGGTCGTTGTGCCGGTTGAGGTAGTCGTGGACCGGGACTGCGTCGCAGTCGCAGTTCGGGTGGCGCTTGAACGCGCCGCCGCCGTCGTAGATGCGGCCGGCGAGGATCGCGCAGCGGGAGCAGCACGGTGGGCGGACCATTCGGATCCAGCCGGCGTTGTCCCGGCTGGTGATCTGGACGCCCTTGGCGACGCGGGAGGCGTCGAGGACCGCGGTGTGGGTGGCGAGGAGCAGGGTCTGCCCAGCGCGGGCCCACAGGGCGTAGGTCTCCGGTGCGGGGAGGTCGGTGTCGAGGGCTGCGGCGACCGGGAGGCTGGCGGCGTAGGCGAGTCCGAGGTCGTCGCGTCCGGTGCCGTCGATTCCTGCGAGGGACTCGGGGGCGAGGTTGATGTCCTCGCCGCCGGTGTAGCCCTGCTCTTCGAGGAGCGGGTCGACGGTGAGGGTGGCGACGGTGGCGGCTTCGAGTTGGGCGGTGGCCACCTGGCGGTAGAAATGGTCGCCGTAGTAGCCCATCCAGACGTGCGGGTGCATGACGCCGTGGCCGGTCCACAGTTTCTTGACGGCGCGGATGGTCTCGGCGGTGATGTCGGAGCGGACGAGGGCTGCTGTCCGGGCCAGCGGGGGCATCGCGGCGATCTGCGCGGAGCGTGCCTGGTCGACTGTCGTGGCCACGGGGTCACACCCCCTTTCTCACCATCTTCGATTCGACGGGATCGGGGTCCCGTCCTGCGAGGTCGTCGGCTTCTCCGGCCATCCACGCCATCTCCTGGTCGATGCGGGGCTGGGACCATCCGATCTCGTTCATGCCGCCGCGCTGGGAGAGCACCGGCATGCCGCCGGTGAGCTTCTGGATGTAGTCGGCGCGCTGGGCGACGGTGGGGGTGCCGGGGTTGTGCCACTCGAGGCGGATCAGGCCGTCGGCGTCCCAGGCTCGGGTGCGGATCCGCTCGGCGATGCCGAGGGCCCAGGCCCATCCGGCGCCGGCGACGGTGTTGATGCGCTCGACCTGGCGGGTCAGGCGGGATTCGTCGGCCCGGATCGCACCCTCTGCCGGCGGGTTTGCCGAGGACTGCCCCATCATCCGGACCGGCAGGCCGGTGACCGTGGACGCCTGCTCGGAGAGCATCCTGATCGTGTCGTGGAAGTTCGACAGGGACGCGGCGGGCAGCTGCGTGACCTTCGCGTTGGGGTCGGACAGTGCCCAGACGGCGCCGAGGTAGGTCTCCCAGATGTCCTTGATCGGCTTGCCGTTCTGGTCCACGAAGTCCTCGCGTTTGAGGCCGCTCGCGATCTTCTGCGGGGTGGCGATGGTCTCCATGGCGAGCTGCAGCTGCAGCATGACCCGGCCGCCCATGTCCACGAGCGGGAGGAGATCCGACATCTGGGATTCGCCTGTCCACCGTCCGGTCTGCCGCCGGTTGAGCATCATCACGACCGGGACGCGGCCGAGGTCGTGCTTGATGCGGGTGACGGCCTCCCACTTTCCGGCGTTCCGGTCGATGAGGACCGTGGAGTCCGGGAGGTAGAGGGTCATGTGCTCGGCGCGGCCGGTCTCGTCCCTGTAGAGGCGGAGAGCACCGACCATCGCGCGGGTGAGGTTGTCGACCTCGGCGGCCATGTCGCGGGGCGACTCGACCCGGATCCGCGGCCGGCCACCGGCGGGGTCGGCGGCGACGGAGACGAAGGCGCGGCCGTAGATGAGGAGGTCCTTGTGCGCGAGCTGTGCTTCGGTGTCGAGGTCGTTAGCTTCCCAGTCGTGGCGGAGCTCCTCGTCCTCCACGCCGGTGCCCTGGCGCAGGATCAGGCGGACGTCCATGCGCTCTTCGAGGACGTCGACGTAGGTTCGGCACCAGTTCAGGGGGAAGGCGAACGGCTGGACGTCCGGGGGGACGGAGATGCCGAGGTTGCCGATGTTCTGCAGGCCCCGGTAGTAGAGCCAGTTCTTGCGGTCCTTCGGCTTCTGCCGCTGGATGCGGGTGAACAGGCGGTGCATCAGCTTGGTCTCGTCCTGGGTGAGTTCCACGGATTGGCCTCCTCTCAGGAGAACACGATGACGGTGTGGTCGACGGCCTGGCTCCAGCCCTTCGCGTGGGCGTCCATGGACGCCTCGTGCGCGAGGACCATGGACATCGCGGGGTCGATCTTCTGGGTCTGTGACGGCTTGCCGAGGATGTACATCTGCCCCGGCTTGGCGATGCGGCGAGCGTTGGCCACCGCGAGGGCGGTCAGCGGGCAGCCGTCGTGGCTGATGCGGCCGGACGCCAGGTCCACGGTGAACCGCGACAGGGCCGCGTACATCTGCTTGATGCGGTATGTCGGCCACTCGAGGACGTGCTCGGAGCCGTAGGCGAGCGCCCACTCCCCGATCTCCGTCCGCCAGTCCGGCGGGTCGCAGTACATCCGCTTGACCTTCCAGCGGGTGAACGCCTCGTCGACGGCGGCGCGGACCTCGCCGCGGGGCACGGTGCCGCCCCACTCGGCCGGATTCCAGATCGCGGGGCGCCGGTCGGGCCCGTAGCGGGGGGTGAAGGCGAAGCCGTCGATGGTCTCGGCCCGCAGGGCAGTCCAGTCGTCGGAGTCCGATCCGTCGAAGCCGAGGCAGATCGCCTCGCCGTCGTCAGGGTTGCTCAGCCACTCCTGCATACGCCGCCTCCCATTCACTGCCGGGCAGCCAGCCGCCCTGGCCGTAGGTCACGATGTTCCCGAAGAAGCGCTTCGCCTGGTCTGGGTCACGCTTGGACAGTTCGATGGCTTCCGCTTCGACGGAGTCGAGGTCCACCCAGGGGCTGCCCTTGTACACGTACTCGAGGATTCGGCGCCGGTCCTCGGCGCTCTCCCACCGCCAGCTCTTCGGCGGGCGCTGGAAGTAGCGGTAGACATCGTCCGGTGCGGTCTCGAAGGTGGTCTGCGCGACGGACGCCTCGGCGGCGTTCCAGGCGTTCGTCGTCTCGATGGAGCGGCCGCCCATGCCGGCGAGGCCACGGCGCTGGTTGTCCGCGACCGCCATCAGCCGGTTGCTCGCGTTCCACAGCCCGGTCTCGTCCTGGAGGACGAAGGACACGGGCTGGCCGACGCGGCTGTTCGCGTTCGCGGTGACCATGTCGATGCGGTCGGCGGCGTCCCCGCCGAGATTGCCGAGGATGCGGACGAAGGTGTCGCGGTCGGCGAGAAGCCACCGCAGCGGCCCCATGGTGATCATCGAGCGCAGCGGACGGTAGGTGTTCTCCACCTGGTCCTCGCTGCTCGCTGTCATCTGGATCAGCGGCGACGGATGCCGCCGGCCTTTCGGCTCGCCGGGCAGGTACTGGTAGGTCCAGCCGCACCGGCATCCGTTGTCCGAGCACCGGTACACCTCGCCCTCGTGCGCCCAGCCGTCGAACTCGCACGGGCCGACGGCCTGCAGGAGGACCATGGACGCCGCCCACGGCCCCTTCCCTGTCTTCTGCGGTCCGACGACCTGCTCGCGGCGGTACCGGAATGCCTGGTTCCTCAGCGGCGTCCCGTCCCATTTCAGCCCGGCGCGGATCTCGCCGAACTTGCTGGCGACCCAGAACTGCCAGTCGGTCCAGATCAGCGGGTCACCGCGGTGGAAGCCGTCGGGGACCAGGCAGTGCGCCCGGACCCAGGCTTCCCAGAGGTCGCCGAGGGTCGGGAATTCCGCGGTCTGGTCAGCCGGCATCGGGGACCACCTTCATCCGGCGCTTCCGCTGTTCACGGGCGGCGCCCTGGTCCTCTCCGCCGTCGTCGGTGTCGGGTTCGTCGTCGATGATCTTCCAGCCGTTCTCCCGCAGGCCTGCCGGGGACAGGCCGATGGAGTCGGCGAGCCGGTTGACCTGGGTCATCACCGAGGGTGTGGCGTCCGGCGCTTCGGACTTCACCTGCCAGCGGACGTAGTTGGCGATGGTGAGCCACCGCCAGGACTCGTCAGCCCAGGCGATGGCCTGCGGGTAGGTCCAGAGCTTCTTCCACAGGGATTTCTCCCGGACGGTGCCCTTCGGCATCGGCCAGGCCGGGGCCTTAATCGAACAGCCAGAGGCCGGGAGGAGTCGCTGAATGTCGTCCAGACCCCGCGAATCGGAGCGTTTCGACGCCGGATCGGGGGCCGGACCGGAGCGATTTCGAGCGCCGCCAGAACCCACAAAAACCACCTCCTACCTGCATTTTTTGAACCCTGCGCACCTTTTAGGGACCTCCGTCACGGCCAGGCGTGATTCGTTCGCTCGGGGTACTCCCCTGGGTGCCGTGCAGCACACGCGCTACTCGAACGCCCGTTCGATCGAACACCGTTCGATATCGGACCTGCTACCCCACCGGCTTCACTACCGCTACCCCGGCCCCGGAGACCGTCACCGGCCGACCGGCGAGCCTCCGGGCCGACGACCTCGGCGGCGGACCTCCGCGTTCTTCCGGGAGTTGCACGACCGGCACAGCACCACGAGGGCACCGTCCGCCGACCCGCCGTCGGCCTGGGCCACGACATGATCGGCGGTGAGATCCTCCGACCGGTGCGGAGGACGACCCCATCCGGGGCACCATCCACCACGCTCGGCACGATGCCGGCGGACGACGGCCGCCCGACGACGCTGCTCCGAAGACCGGCGCCCCGACACCTTCGTCGGGACCGTCGACTTCTCGAGTCGCTCCCGGACTGCCTGGTGCGCCCGGCACCGGCCACGAGGACCAGCGACCTCCGGACACCCAGGCTCCGAGCACGGACGCCCAGCACGCGGCACACCGACCACCTCCCGGACACGACAAGAGCGCTGGACCCGGACCGTATACCGGGTGCAGCGCTCGCCTGATGCGAAGCATATCACACCATCAGGGACACGCAGGTCACGCGCTTCCGCTCC